ATAGACAAGCCAACACTTGTTGATGAGGTGGGTCTTAGTCGCTATGACTTTGCTGACCTTACTGGTATAGCCCCCGAACTTGTTGGCGGCGTGACAGGGGCTCTTAAAGGGGCTGCGCTAGGCCTCCCTCTTGGACCTGTTGGAGTTCTTATCGGTGGAGCCGTTGGTGCTGGCACAGGAGCGGCAACAGGCCAGGCTGTTGAAGAAGTGGTGGAAACTGTAGCAGGAATACAAGGACAAACCTTTGGCGAGGTAGCTCAAGATGTAGGTCGAGAGTTTAAGTACGGCCTATTAGCAGACTTGACTTTTGGTACACTAGGTCTTGGTGCAAGAGGTATTGGAAAGTTAGCCAAGGGGGATAAAATAAACGCTGACGACTTGAGAGCGGCAGGCGAGTCTCTGGAAGCTGGGGTTGTTCCTCCTCAAGCTGCTCTTGGTTCTGGAACAATCGTTTCTCGCCAAGAGAGAATAGCTGAACAAGTCTCTGGCAGTAGCCCTAGACTTAGACAGAACTTTGAAAATATGTCAAAAATGGTAGACGACTTTAGAGGGAAGTACGGAACTGCATCAGACTCTGAAGCTGGTCTTATTTTAAAAGAGGGCGCAAGAAACCGCGTTAGCGTAATGCAGGCAGACGAGCAGGCGTTACAAAAAGCTATTATTAATAATCTTCGTGATTCTGCTGAAAGCATCGGCGCTGCTGTATCAAAGAACAAAGATTTAGATGTTGATATATTTAACTCGCTGGCTGGTGCAAGCCGGGCATTTGATGATGAAGTGCGCCGTGCGTACAAGTCTGTTGACACTGCATTAGAAAGCGCTGCTAGTGGCAAGCCACTTGTTAGCATAGACAATTTAAAATTATCTATTGATGATATTGAGGCGAAAAACAAAGCTTTCTTGCAGACGAAAGAAGCAGCAGAGGTTCGTGAAGCATTTGATGCCGTGAGAGCAATCAGCCCAAGTAAGCAATTTACTGAAAACGCAACTTATGCTGAATTACTGGATTTGCGTATTGCTCTGGGTGATATTTTAAACAGAACAAGAAACAATCGCGGTAGAGACGCTGTAAATGATTTACTCAGAAAGGTTGATGTTAAACTTCAATCTGATGCAATCGAAGACGCTCTTTCAGGGGGGCTTATCAGTGACCTTGGAGAGCAAGAAATGTTGCGAGCTGCTGGCGCAACCTTGAAAGAAGCACAGCAAACTTTTAATAAAGGCGCAAACATCTTTGAAGAAGTTGAAGCGCTTGGTGTTATTAAAAACCTTTCTGAAAAAGCGCGAAAGAATATGCCAATCGGCGTTGACGATGTGCGCTTAGATAAAATTATTAAAAATGACCAGCCCGAAAGAATAAAGCGTGTACTAAATGCCGTAACTTATGGTGTAGCGAAAGACGCTAAAAAAGGCGCGGAAGAAGAGTTTAGAAAGAAAATAGCCGGTCAGTGGCTTGATGATGCTTTATCTACTTCTGGGATTAGCAGAATCGACGACATTGACCCTACTAAGTTCAAGCCTGCTGCTTTTGCCAAGTCTGTTCGTGACTTAGGCCGCACGGCTGATGAATTGTTCGGTCCAGATGCAAACAAGATTCGTACGCTCGCTAATCAAATTGAAAAGGTTAGTATGTCCAACATTAAACAAGCAGATGTAGACTCTCTTGTGGCGCAGCTTGGACCTAACGCTACGCTTGTTGAAAAGCTAACTGCTTTAAAAAACGCACAACAAGCTACTGTTCAAGCAAATAAAAGTAATTTCTTTAGAGAGCTAGTTGGCGGAAACAAAAGCGAAATAGACGCTGCTGTTCTTGTGGCAAACCGAAACACCAGCGCCGAAGAAATCAAAAGGGTAATGAACTTTTTTGAAGGTGACGAAGCAGCTATTGAAAAAATACGCGCTAACTATATGGAGCGTATGATGGCTGACTTTGGTGACAAAATAAGTGTCAACGGTAACGAGTTAAACGCTTTTGCAAGAAGACTGCAAGAAGCTGATAAGGGCGGCAAGCTTACAGAAATTTACGGCAATGACGCCGCTGAAGAAATTAGGAAATTTGCCAGAATACTTGATATTAACTCAAAGACTGCTAAAGGCGGTGATTTAGTTGCTGCCAATATTGCTGCGTCTCCATTAGAGAACATTGGAAAACTGTTAAAGTTTAATTTGCTTTTAAGGTTATTCAGAGGCTCGCCTGTGACCAAAGAGGGTAGAGAGAGATATGAGAGAGAAATTCTGGGACGCCCTGCCGAAGACAGGTCGAAGATATTCGGACAAGTATTGCGAGACACATTGTTTAAGATGTCTCAACAAGGCGCAGCGCAAGGCATACAAGAAGGCGTAAATGAAGGTGAGCGTCAGATTAAAGGATTAATCAGTGACGCGGGGCTGACTCAAGATATTAATAATTTACGCAATCAAATATCAACCCCGAACAATTCTCCGGCTATGCCGCAGCAAGCTACGCCGGCAGCCCCTGGCCCGAACAATTTACGTCAGCAGGCAGCGCAGAACCCTGGCATCGCCCAGGCACTCGGCATCCGGGGGTCAACAGCAGGATTACTACAACCATGATGAAATCAACAGTGCTTAACGAGCTTCGTCAGGAACTCGCTGAAGACGAGGGCTGCAAGTATGAGATATATTTGGACCACCTAGGCCTACCTACATTCGGCATAGGTCACTTGGTGACTAAAGAAGATAGAGAGTACGGTAAGGAAGTCGGCACAGTCATTGAGCAGGAGCGGGTGCATCAGGTATTCAACCTAGACATGGCTGTCACGATTAATGATTGCATGACACTGTACTCTGACTTTGCACACCTACCAGACGAGTGCCAGAAGATTGTTGCTAACATGATGTTTAACATGGGCCGCCCCCGGCTGTCCAAGTTCAAAGGCATGAAAGCTGGTGTTGATGCTCGTGACTGGAATGAGGCGGCGGACCAGATGGTTGACAGTCGCTGGTATACTCAGGTTCCGAACCGCGCAAGACGTTTGGTATCACGGATGAGGGCGTTGTCAGATGGAGAAGCCTGAGATAAAGCGCCACTGCAAGCGGTGCGACCGCTGTGGTGAAGAGCTAAAGACTGTGTTTGTACACGGTCATGAGCAGTGTGTTACCTGTAGTCAGGTAATTTACGACTGTTGCCAGGGAGAGACTTGTACAGAAGAGTCCTAAACTGTGTTTTCTTTGTCACACTTCCAGCCAATAATGTTAAAAGGCATTCTGTCTCTTTTAAACATATCTCTAGAATCCTTTATCATAACTCTTGCCCTAGCGTCACACTGCTCTTCTTTTAGGTAAGGTCCGCGAGTATCAATAATATCTATGCATCTATCCGCATATAGAAAGTGGCAAGCTAGTACGACAGCAGTAAACACTAGTCTAGCTCCACAACAATATCTAACTCAACAGACCTTGGCGTTAGCATAACAAGGCCGCATACGTTGCAAGACATATAGTCCTGCTTTGAGTCCTCGTCCTTGAACGTCATGCTTGTACTGCACTTTGGGCAACGCCCGCTATCTATTCGCTTTTGAAAAGTTCCGTCACCCTCATCATACACGGGTATCTCCGCCTAACTGTTGCATTGTTCTAATAATATGGTCACAATGACTGCATATCGTCAAGAAATTACTTGCATATACTTGAGGGATGAATGGCAAATAACTTTGAGGCTGGTAAATTAGGGGAGCATATCTGCATGACAAGGCTCATGAAAATGGGCGTTGCATGTGAAATAGTCAATCTAGAGACGATTGACATAATTGTTCATTACAACCAGTCGATAATAAGAGTGCAGGTTAAGTCCAGTATATTAAAAGCAAAGGCATTCGGCAAAGGTGCCCCGGGGTATCAATTCGCTACATCATATAGCGGGAAGAAAAAACCGCTAACCGAAGAGCATTGCGATGTTATCGCCTTTGTCGCTGTTAATGATGAGCGTGTTATATTCTCACCAGTTACAACATTAACAAAGCAAGTAACAAGAAGAATGACCCCATCTAAGTTTCATAAAGAAAATTTAGAGGTGCGCTCTTGGCAGCACTGCCTAGACTGTATTTTTCTGACTGATTGATGCAATTCCTGAAGGCTCCGGGCTGTTTATATAGCCGCCGTTTCTCCATTCCTGGTTTACCATACGAGAGATTTGCTGGCGAACATTGCGGTCTTCAGCATCACAAATCTTGCGTAACTTATTATATGTAGTAATATCAATACCAACTGATTTATACTTAGCTATATCCGTCAATCTAACCTCCAAAAGTAAGGGCATACTATGGCATATAATAAAGGTTTCTATGGGAAGCGCAACAAATTCGGCGCTAAAAAGACAGAGTTTATGGGCATGAAGTTTGACAGCAAATGGGAAGCAGAAAGATACGGTCAGCTTTACCTCAAATTTGAGCGTGGAGAGATTGAGGAATTAGATAGGCAAATTAGATTTAACATACTTGTTAATGACCAAAAGATTTGCGCCTACGTTGCTGACTATACATATTACGAGACAGATGAGAACGGTGAAAGACAATATATTGTCGAAGATGCCAAGGGCGTAGAAACCCCAGAGTTCAAGCTAAAAAAGAAACTTATGCTAGCGGCAAACGGCATCGACATCAGAATAAGTAAAAAATAATTGTTGACACTATGCAAAAGACTTCCTATGTTTGGTTTAACGACAACTTAACTTAGGAGTATCCGATGACAGATTCATCTTCTGTATCATCTGCTTCTCTACCTGAACTAGCTATTTACAAAAATGAGCTGGACAGGATTATTATAGAGGCGCAGGAAAAGGTCAAACTCATTAAAAGTGAGCTTGAGGGTCGCTATCTTGAGAGGGCTCAAGATACCTTGCGGCAGCAGGGCAAAGACTTTGGCAGTGTCACCATCGAAGATGGGGCGCACAAGCTAAAGGTTAATGTCCGTAGGCGCGTTGAATGGGAAGAGGGTATGCTTCTTAAAGTCCTTAATAGTATGGATGAAGATACCGCTCGCCATTACGCGCAAATCAAATACACAATCCCAGAAGCCAAGTACAATAACGCGCCACCAGAAGTCAAAGCGGCTTTAAGTGAGGCTCGTACTGTATACTTGCAGGGCGTTAGTGTTGACATTGAAGGAATGGATAATGCTTAATATTATTACAGCGGAGCAACGGCTCCAAGAAAAGAAGGGCCACAAGATTGTTATCTGTGGTCAGTCTGGTGTGGGCAAGACATCTCTTGCTCGCACACTCGACCCATCAAAGACTTTGTTCATGGACTTGGAAGCGGGTGACGCGGCGATTGAAGGCGTTGCCATTGATGTTATCCGTCCGCGTACATGGCAAGAGTGCCGCGATTTCGCCGTATTCTTAGGTGGGCCAAACCCCTCTTTGGGCGAGGACGCTACATACAGTCAGGCACACTATGATTATGTGTGCCAGACTTACGGAGACCCAACATTGATTCTATCGAAGTATGATACAATCTTTGTTGACTCCATTACAGTTGCTGGTAGGCTTTGTTTTCAGCATTGCCAAAACCAGCCCGAATGTAAATCTGAGCGGACTGGTAAGCTGGACACACGTTCAGCATATGGTTTGCAGGGCAGGGAGATGATGGCATGGTTGTCTCATCTTCAGCACATCAGGGATAAAAACGTAATTTTCGTTGGTATCCTTGACCAGAAGGTTGATGATTATGGACGCGAAACCTATGAGTTACAAATTGAGGGCTCAAAGACAGGTCGTGAACTTCCTGGAATTGTGGACGAAGTAATCACTATGGCGCTTATGCCAAGTGAAGATGGAAACCCATATCGTGCGTTTGTTTGTCAGACACTGAACCAGTGGGGATACCCTGCCAAGGACAGGTCAGGCAGACTTGATACTCTAGAAGAGCCACATCTTGGTAGGCTTTTAGAGAAGATGAGTGGCGGAAAGATGCAGTCTGAACGTACACTTGAATTTGTTAATCCTAGTGAAGCGGTGGAAGGAAATACCGAAAATGCTTAATTTAAATGAAGTATCAACAGGAACTGAGAACCAGACTATGGAACTCATTCCAGACAAAACTGCTGTTCGTGCCATCATCAACTTTACGGGTGGTGATACAGAGAAGTCTGACTTCGGGCATGGCAAGCTGTTTAAGAACTCAGCTACCACAAGCGCGGTATGGGCTGACATGGAGTTTACCATTATTGGCGGGGCTTTTGACAAGCGCCGCGTGTGGAGCAGACTCTTTGTTCACGGTGACAAGATGGATGAAAACGGGCAACCTGTAGCTCGCAACATCGGCTTGCAAACAATTCGGCGCATGATTGATAGCATTCATAATCTGAAGGCAAACGACATGTCTCCAGAGGCGCAACAGAAGCGAAACATCTCAGGCATTCAAGACATGCAGGGTTGTGAGTTTTCTTTCTTGGTGGGTGTTGAACCAGAGAATAATGGCTACCCAGCTAAGAACAAAATGACTGTTGTTCTAACGCCAGATAATAGCGACTACGTTTCTGGCAACGCTCCTGCTATGGCCCCAGCGTCACTAGCACCTGCGGCTCCAGCTACTGCACCTGCATCCAGTGTAGCTCCGGCTTGGGCACAGGCATAACAATAAAGGCGAACTAACGGCAAACCTGAGTTAAGGTCGTTAGCTGGTTTGGGTGGCACCAGTGCCGTAAAGCCACCCACCCTATTTAGGAGCGAGAGCAGATGTTAAAACATGTTGATTTATGTAGCGGCATCGGCGGGTTCGCTTTAGCATTCCAAACAATTGGGCTGTCAAAGCCTGTCATGTTCTGTGACATTGAGCCTTGGTCACGCAAGGTTCTGTCTAGGCATTGGCCTGACGTACCCATAACAGAGGACGTAAAGGCTTTAGCTGATGACCCAGAAAGAAATGTTCCCGATTGCCAAATCCTCTCCGCAGGATACCCTTGCCAGCCATTCAGCCTTGCATCTAAGAACCGCAAAGGCACAGAAGACGAGCGACATATCTGGCCCTACATCAAAAGAATTATCTCCGCAAAAAGACCTGACTGGTGCGTTTTTGAGAATGTTCGCGGACATATCACAAACGGACTTGATGCCGTCATCAATGACCTTCACTCCGAAAACTACACCGCAATCCCAATGTTACTACCGGCTTACAGTGTTGGCGCAATTCATGAAAGAGCCAGGATTTATATCGTGGCCCACGCCAACGACAGGCGCTGCACTTTGCGGGGGGACGGGCAACTTCAACAAGATGGCGAAGTTAAAAGAACTAGGCTATCTGACCGAAGAGGAGCGCAGGAATTTGACACAGGGCAATGGCGGCAAATCGAATCCCGACCTTATGGAGTGGCTGATGGGATACCCAATCGGGTGGACAGAAACACCGGATTAGGAAATGCAATCGTTCCACAAATTGCCATGAATATTGGCCTAACCATAAAAGAAATGATGTAGATATGCTTTATAATAATGACTTCGGGCATGACCTTCTGGTGGGCCAAGTAGCCGAACAATTTCTTGGCGACTTGCTCCAGAACAAAAAGATTGAAGTAAAGCACGATAAGATAGCGCACCGCTCTGGACGAGTGTTCATTGAGTATGAGTGCCGCAACAAACCTTCTGGTATCACAACAACAAATGCAGATTTTTGGGCTTTTGTTTTTACAACTGGCCCAATCCTGATAGTATCCAAGGACAGGCTAACCTCTCTTTGCAATAAAGCATATGAGAACAGCCATGTATTTAAAGGCGGAGACAATAACTCTTCTAAAGGGTTCTTGATAAACTTAACAGATTTAATACAGGTTGCTTTGTAATGTCTCAAAGAGAACGCGAAAGAAAAAGAGTTGAACAGATAAGGAAGATGCAGGAGTTTACCGCATCTCTTCCAGATGATGGCTTTCAAGATGCTAACGTCACTGAAAACATAACTGGTAAGCATGTAGATAAAAAGATTTTACCGTCCAGTGAATCTAGTTCCTTGGAGGAATAAATGAGAATAGAAATAAATGTTATCTTGTTTTTTCCAGACAAGCCAATGAAAGAGATTAAGGGTTTTCTTAGCGTCCCTGAAACGGCAGATGAAGACGACATTATGGATAGTATGGGTTATTTTGTAGAAGATATTACGCAAGAATATATGGAAGACTTTAGCACTGGGGTTGCTAATATGGTTGTCGGGGACGACGAGCTTTTCCATATCTCATTTGCCAATCCACAGAAGGAGGATGACAAAAGATTATGCAACATAATATTTCCAGACGAGATGACAGTACACTAAAAGAAGTGGCTAAATGTTTCGGAGTAATAGGGTGGGATAAGAAGTTATCTGACCTTTCAAAGGATGAGGTGTTGGGCCTTGTTTCAGTAATACAAAAGGTGAGGGATTTATCAGATGACTACACAGAGCAAGGACTTCTTGAACTCGAAACGGCTGTCTCCAGTCCTGACGAATTCCCAGACGATGAAATACCATTTTGATGCAATAGAGCTAATTAGCTTTAATGTTGATAAGGCCATATGTGAGAAGAACGATGCACAGCCAAGCCGTAAATATTTAGGCGGCTCATCTCTCGGCAGCGCGTGCGCTAGAATGGTTCAGTACCGTTATATGCAAACACCTGTAGATGAATCTAAGCAGTTCCCTGCTAGGACGTTGCGTATCTTTGACTTCGGGCACCAGATTGAAGACATGGTTGCTAAGTACCTTCTTGATGCTGGCTTTGAGCTAAAGACGCATGACTCGCAGGGAGGGCAGTTTGGTTTCTCTGTTGCGGACGAGCAGATAAAGGGACATATAGACGGCGTAATTTGTTCGGGTCCAGTGCCTATGGGCTACCCGTTCCTTTGGGAAAACAAATCAGCGAACACTAAAAAGTTTAGTGAATTTGTTCGGAAAGGTGTTACAGAAGCTAACCCTGTATATGCCGCACAAATAGCTTTGTATCAGGCGTACATGGACCTGACAGAAAATCCAGCCTTGTTTACGGTCATGAATAAGGATACAAGTGAAATCTACTACGAACTTGTTCCGTTTGATAAAGGGCTTGCACAGCGGACAAGTGACAGAGGCGTAGAGATACTACAAGCCACAAAAGCAAGTGAGATGCTTCCTCGGGTTGCGTCTAACTCGGATTACTTTACCTGCAAGTTTTGCGACTTTCGCCAGACTTGTTGGAAATAAAAAAGGGCCAGCCGAAGCTGACCCTTTAGTGTGAAACGAAACGTGCAGGAAAAGAACAACAAGCTTCAGGATACAATATAATGAGTGTTATACGGTTTGACAACACTAAATCTGGTGATGCCCATGATTTAGTAGAAAGAATAAGCAAAGAGGTTCCTCGCTCCGTTCAGGTGAATGTTCTATCAGATACGTTCCCTAATGGCGTTATCAGAGGCAATGACTTCTTTATCGGCTCACTCGCTGGCGAAGCTGGCGAAAGCATGAAGATTGATATTAATCACAACAGTCCTCACTTCATGCGTGGTCAAGACTTTAACGGTGGCGTTGGTATCGGCGGCATCGTGAAGATATTGATGGAGGCTAGGGGCATGAGGCTGCCGGACATAAAAGAGTTGTTCGGGTCTTACCTATCGGAAAGCAATTCGATACGTCCACCAGCACCCGAATGGCGTACTGAAGGCGGAATGAACCTGAATAAGGTTCCTGTTGGCAACGGTGTACCACAAGAGGGTACCAGTAAACCGCAGTCTGCTCCCTCAGTGGAAAGGGTTCGTATTGATGCGAACACGCCACATAACGGGCAATGGGATTATATCAGCAGAGACGGCGAGGTTCTTGTTACCGTGCGCCGCTATGATATTGACGGCAAGAAAGAGTTCCGTCCGTGGGTTCCCGGCTCTCAATATCCTAAAGCGCCTGACATAAGGCCTTTATATAATATCCCGAACATTTTGTCTGAACAGCAGGTAATCTGGGTAGAGGGCGAGAAGTGCGCTCAAGCTCTTGTTGATAAGGGGATGGCGGCTACTTGTACGCTTGGAGGTGCTGGTTCTCTTACACGAAAGAACGCTGAGAAGTTTGACTTCACTCCATTGCGCGGCAAAGATTTAGTCGTATGGCCTGACAATGACGATGCGGGCAAGCGCCTAGCAGAAATTGTTCGGGAAGTTGCTATGGGCTCAGATGCGAACTCAGTAACAATACTACAGCCACCTCACGACAAGCCGTCCAAGTGGGATGCGGCTGACGCCATTGATGAGGGCTTCAATGTGAAGCAATTCATTAAAGATGGTGCAGGTGTTGTACATCGTAGTATTAACCTTCTTAATGATAGCCTCCTTATATCTAGGTTTAGCGGCTCTGCTCCTGAACAGCAGTTCTTGGTTGATGGTACGTTCCCTCTCGGGGTTCCTATCATCTTTGCTGCCGCAGGTGATTCAGGCAAGGGCATGATGACATTGGACTTGGCTATGAAGGTTGCGTCTGGTAGTCCCATGCAAAACTCATTCGGTGGCATTGTAGGAGAGTTCGGTGATGTTGTTCTATTTACTGCGGAAGATGATGAATCGGAAATGCACAGAAGAATTGAACGACTGGACGAGGAAGGACTTAGGTTTTCGTACCCGAACAAATTACATGTTGTTCCACTACCAAACGTGGGAGGTGTCTTCCCTATTCTCAGAGAATCAATGGGCGAATATAGTGAAACGGACGAGTTCAAAAAAATCTACGAGCAAATGATTCAGATGGACAACCTGAAGCTCATTGTGTTTGACCCACTAGCATCATTCGTACACGCAGATGTAAATGCTGACCCAGCGGCTGGTGCGGCTCTTACGGGCCTTCTGGCTCGGGTTGCAACTGAGACTGGTGCGGCGGTTCTTGTGTGTCACCATATGACTAAGATAAAAGACGACAAGGTTGTAACCAAGCCTGAAGAAGCGCGTAATATGATTCGGGGTACGTCTGCGCTGGTCGATGGGGTTCGTTCAGCGTTTGCTGTATGGCAAGTCGAAGAGAAAACATCTAAGGGTCGTTGTAATGATTTAGGCATTGATTATCAGCGCAACCGTTGCTTTGACGGCGCTGTGGTTAAGTCCAACGGCCCTGCTAGTCGTGACATACGTCACTTCATTCGCAACACGCTTACTGGGTTGCTAGAGGACAGAACCGAACAAGTTCTAAGCCTTGGGCAAAGCAACCAAGCTCAGATACGCAAAGATTCTATGGCAAACTGGGTTTCCGAATGTGAGCGCAATGGTCGGGCTCTTTGTCAGCGCGGTGGTGCGGATAGTATTTTAGAAAGATTGACAGACAGTGAGGCACCAGCTTCTTTAGCTGGAATAAGCCAATATACAGCAGACCAAATTGTTCGGGAACTAATTGCGGAGCGCCGCATAGAGAAGTTCTCGTTCTCAACAACTGGCGGGCGTAAGTGGCTCGGTACTGTAGACGGCGTAATGAGTAGAGGGGAATATGAAGCAAGAACGGCAAGGGATAACATTTGATGTATGTGTATAGATTTACAAACAATTTTAATAGTATGAAGTACATAGGCGCAACGATTGACATTGAAAAACGCCGAAGAGAACACATTAGGATTGCGGAGAGAAAAAAGTTCGCAAAAAATTCTCTTCAAGAAGCGATGTATAAGTATGGAGTCAATTCTTTTTCCTTTGATGTGATTGATGACGCTGAAAGCCTTGAAGAGCTATCAGAAAAGGAAGCTGAGTGGATTGATAAAGAGGGCTGCATCTATCCAAATGGCTACAATCTTAACGCTGGTCATTATGCGAAGAAGCCAAGGATAATTGAGGAAATTACAGTTGCTGGCGTTACTTATCCGTCTATTTCAGAAGCCCACAGAGTTCTCCAGCCTAAAGCCGCATTTGATGGTGTTGGCGGTAAAAAAGATGACGGGGTTATACAAGTAAAAACGGTGACGGAAAGAATTTCTGGAGGGTGGACCGTTGAGCAAGCATTCGGTGTTGATGAACCTCCTAAGTACAGAGAGAACATTACATACATGAACAATGTCGGTAATGTGTGGATTGTTAATGGTAAAGAATATCTAAGCCTTACTCACGCCTACGACACGATAAAACCTGATACTAACTTCTATACTGCAAAAGCGAGGATACAGAGAGGCTGGTCTAATGAAGAGGCGTTTGGCTTGGCTAAAAGAAATGTTCGGTCAAAACGCTGCAAGCCTATTTGTGTTGATGGTAAGATGTTCGGTTCCGAGAAAGAAGCCTCTGACTTCTATGGAGTTCATAGTGGAACATTCAAAAGCAGGCTTCGTATGGGATGGACACCAGAGCAGGCCGCTGGCGCTGAAGAGCCTTCTAAAAACGTATGGGCTGTGATTCAAGGAATTAAGTTTTATAGCATTAAAGAAGCCTCTGATTATTTTGGCATCCCAAATAGTAACGCACGTAGCAGGATTCATCGTGGATTAACAATAGAGCAGGCATTGGGTTTAGAGCCTTTCGAGAAAAAAGAATATAATAACCCAAGGTGTAAACCTGTTACTGTTTTTGGCAAGACGTTTAAAAGTCGCGCAAAGGCGGCTGAGTTCTATGCGAAGGAAAAAGGTCTTAACGTAAACACTATATTAGGTAGGGTATTTAGGGGATGGTCATTAGAGGACGCCGTATCTATGGATAAAATGTGCAACACAGAAAGT